ATTTCAATCCTAGTGCGTCTCATACTTAACATAATAAACAGGAGGTAACACAATGGCTCATTTAGCAGGTAAATCGGGATATGTTGATACTGGAAGTGCGGTAGCAGGAATTAAATCATGGACAATAGACTACACTTCGGATGCCCTTGAATCAACCGACTTTGCTTGTGCGGGGGTGAAAGAATATATTGTCGGAGGCAAAGGTTGGTCAGGGAGTTTTGAGGGATACAAGGAAGGGATTGAGCAGATTTTGACTGCCGATGCTGCTTCTCCGATAACATTAGCGCTTTATGAAAGTGCAACTGCCTTTTGGACTGGCAGTGCAATTATTACTGGCGTTCATTCTTCAGCATCCCACGATGGTGTGGTATCTGTATCTTATGACTTTGTGGGTGTTGCTGGATTAACCCCACCCACTGAATAAAGTAAATAATGGAGGTATAATATGGCACATCTTGCAGGAAAATCAGGAGATGTATATGTAGCATCTCAGTTAATAGAAGATTGTGAAGATGATTGGGCTGTTACTGACGGTGCTACGGCTACTTCGGCAGCAAAAGATACTGACGCCAAAGTTGGGGATTACTCAGTTAAAATAATAGTTCCCGTTGGCTCAAATAATGGCGACCTATTAGCACACGAAGCAATAACCTCAGTTGACCTTGCAACCCCAGCCTTTACCCATTTTATGTATTGGGCACAAAGCTCTGTTGGTATAAACACAGCAGGGGATTTACAACTTGGTGTCTCTGAGACTGCTTCTATGGGAGGCACACCCGTATATTCAAATATCCCAGTTTTAACAGCGAATACTTGGAAGTATTGTTTTACAACACTTACTACAACTGGGCTGGATGCAGTAATTTCCGTTGGGGCTAAATTAACCGCCAATGACCCTGGGGCTTTTAATCTTTATCTTGACGATATACGGGCAGCCAAACTTATAGCAGGTATTAAATCATGGTCATTAGACTATACCAGTGATGCTCTTGAAACAACTGATTTTGCTAATGCGGGAGTTAAGGCTTATATTGTAGGCGGGTCGGGATGGGCTGGTTCGTTTGAGGGATATAAAGAGGGAATCCCCCTTTCAATAGGCTCAATCTATGGTGTTTCATTAGCAGAAAGTTCAACTGCTACCCAGATGTGGTTAGGGAATGCCATTATAACAGGAGTTCACCCTTCAGTCGGGGCAGACGGAATAGTAAGTTATAGTTATGATTATCAAGGTACGGGGAATCTCACAGTAGCTTCTGCTTAATATGTTTAATCTTGAAGGACAAATAGCTTCTCTTAAACAGAAGGGGAAACAAGTCGCTGGTTTATATAACTGGGAATCTCATATTATTCTAAACCATACTACTAAAGATGGTATGAAGGAATATAAGCCAGTTAAGAAAATAAATGCACTCTCATATTGGTTAGTAGAGCCAGTAGAAGATAATCTATTTGATGCCGAGTTCTACCAAATATTCATGAATGATTTAATCTTAATAGATGCTGGTAGAGTAGTAATAGACTTCCCTGATTGTCATACTTTAGATAGACGCTTATATGCGCCTATTGAGGTCAGGTGGATGAGTGATTTTGAACACTGAAGCCATTTGTTATCTTTTAAGAAAGACCTCTTTAACGAGAAGCGAGATTGGAAAGTTAAAACCAGAACAACTAAACGCTATCATCAAGGAGGTTGCCTATCAAGAATCAGTAGATGAATATAGGCACTCATACGAGATAGCGTCTTTATTAGCAGCGATTTATAATACCATTCCACAAAAGCCAGGACATAAAGCATTAACAGCAAAAGACTTCTTAAGTGGTGATATGCCCACAAGAGAAGGCAAAAGACCAGATTCTAATATAGATATACTAGCTAAACAGAAAGGGATTATTTTACCGAGTAAATAGATTCTGCAACAGTTGCACAATGTCAATAGGAGTAAACAATGGAGAATGAAGTAAATATCTTAGCTGAAGAAAAACCCAAATCAATCAAACTGGCAGATGGGAAGGAATACAAACTACCCCCAATAGACATGACTACCCTAGCAAATGTAGAAAAGACTATGGGATTTGGGCTAGGTAGATTACAGACTAAACTAGAGAATGAAACTATGTCTACTATGAGAAGTCTAATCTATGCGCTCTTAAAAGAAGAACAGCCTGAACTAGACATAGACGAAGTAGGACATTTAATAACTCTTAAAGAGATGAGTTCTATATCTTCAACTATCAGTGAGATTATGGCTTTGAGTTAGGAGGTTGCTATGCCGAATGGTAATTATGTTAATCAGGAATTAGACTTTGAGAAACGTATATCAAAGATGCCTGATAGACAGCTTTTAGAATTTGTAGCTAGACAAAACTATGAGACTTCTATTCAGCTTGGGAATCATAGTAGCAGAATTACATCATTAGAAAATCAGAGCAGGAAAATATCAGGTATATTTGGTGGCATAGCAGGCTTAATAGCAGCAATCGTGGTAGGAATTATTAATTATTTTGTAAGGAATTAGAATGACCGTCTTAACTGAACTCGTAGCTAAAATTGAAACTGATGCTGCTGGATTAAAAAGCGGTCTATCCGATGCTGAAAAGCAGACAGAAGCATCTTCTAAAAAGATGCGGGATTCCATACAGAAGGTTGGCATGGCTATGGCAGCAGCGGGGGCAGTTATAACCGCTGCCTTTGGGTTCATGGTTAAATCCGCTATGGAAACTCAATCAATTAGAATTGCTTTTGAAAACTTAGCATCTGGCGCAGGGCAGTCATCAGACGAATTGCTTAAATCTCTTAAGTCTGCTTCAAAGGGGGCTATTTCAGAATATGATTTAATGCTCTCCGCTAATAAAGCTATGGTTTTGGGGGTAGCTACAAACTCAGAACAATTTTCATCTTTAATGGAAGTTGCCCGTGATAGAGCTAGGGCAATGGGGCTTACTACTACTCAGGCTTTTAATGACATTGTAACTGGTATTGGTAGAGGCTCACGGATGATTCTTGATAACCTGGGTATCATTGTAAGTTTGGAAACTGCCAATGAAGATTATGCACAGTCTTTAGGTAAAACGTCATCGGCTCTTACCGAAGATGAGAAAAAGCAAGCATTACTTAACGCTGTATTAGAACAAGGTCAAAAAACGATTGATAAAACATCTCAAAATACTATGACTGCATCAGAAATGTTTGAGGCTCTTAAGGCTTCTATCAAGGATTTATCTGATGGCATAGGTAGTAATTTATTGCCAGTGTTTAGCGATATGGTAGTAAGGATTAAAGATGTTGTTAGTAATATTGTCGGTTGGATAAAAGAACACCCCGAACTAGCCAAACAATTAACTTTAATAGCAGGTGCTTTGGGTATCTTTTTAGGCGTTGCGGGGACTGCCCTTATATTAATCCCTAAATTAAAAGCTGCGTGGATTTCAATGCAATTAGTTTTCACCGCTTCCCCGTGGGGTGCTATCATAGCGGGAATAGGACTTTTGATTGCCGCCGGTATTCTCTTGTGGCAGAACTGGGATAAGGTATCTCATTTCTTTCAAGATATATGGTCAAATATGAAAAATGCCGTTCTTCATGCTATAGATTATATATTGAAATCTCTACAGAATTTTGTAGGATGGATACCTGGGCTTGGTAGTAAAATAGATGAAGCTCGTGAAAAAATCGCCAACATGATAGAGGCTGAGAAAATCAAACGTGATATAAGGGATGTTCAAAGAGAGCTAAAGGAATTAGAAGAAACAGCTACAGAAACATCCGAAACTACAAGTGAATTAGCTACTACATTTAATCCTGAATTGGCTGATGCTGTGACCGAAGTTGAAGATAGAATGGAATCCCTTAAGGAAGAAGAAAATAGATTAGGCAATCAATTTGCTGATTTGATGCGGAAATTGCATTTTGCTGAAACCGAAGCAGGACAACTTGGGCTTACAATGAATGATGTTTATGAGGCGATGTATAAACTTGACTATGAAACAGGTGAAATAAATGAAGTGTTCCAAAAGTATGGCAATATTACAGAAGTAGATGAATTATTGCTTAATAAATTGGGTTTAACAGCAGATGAAGTCGCACGAATTGTTGGTAAGCTCAAGGGTGAAGTTGATAAAGGAACTGAATCATTTAAGAAGCAATCTGAAGAAGTTAAGAAACTATCGGATACTGTTGCTCAATCTGCCAGAGCAATGGCGGGAATTTATAGTCCTGGACAATCCTTTGAAAATTTAGCTACTGCACAAGTAATGGCTCCCTGGCAAGGAAGCTCAGAACATCAACAAGCAATGGCAGAGATGGAATCTCAAACAGGGGCATTTTCTCCTATTGGTGTTTTAGTGGAACATTTTAAGAGGTGGATGGCACGTACTGGCTATGTGCCTAGCTATCAAAGCGGTGGTTATGTAAATGAAACAGGATTAGCATATCTTCACGCTGGGGAAGCAGTTATCCCTGCTAATGAATCAATGGGGAATGTGGTAGTTAATTTTACCCAACCAGTATTCCTTGACCGAGAAGATACACTAAATAGATTTGTAGATAAGATTTCTAAAACACTGGACAGAAAATATAGATTAGGTGGTAGGTTGTAATGGCTAACGAACTCAAGCACAAATCGCAAGGTACTACACTAACACAAGCAGAATATGAAAATATAGATGCCCATGTTTGTGATTCACAGGCTACTGGTGATTTGATTTATGCCTCTAGTGCCACCCAGTTGTCAAGATTAGCAATAGGGGCAGCGGATACTGTTTTAACTTGTGACGGGAGCACACCTTCGTGGTCAGCTACCCCCACTTTAAATAATGCGATAGCTAAAGGAACATGGACAGCATCAGGAACTTGGATTATCCCAGCAGTTACTCTTGGTGGCACAATTACCGTGGGGGCTAATCAGATATTAGGAACTTCAGTACTGTTAAGAGATGGTGGGGATGATAGATTCTATCTATTTGATGACACTAATACCACTCTTAAAGACCTGTACCTAAACAATATCCATGCTAACAATACCATGATTTTCCCAACCTCGGCTGATTCTGCTGCCGTTGCTGACCAAGTATCTATCGGTGGTTACGAGCTATCAGCAGGAAACCGGGCGTTATGTATAGCACAAGAATCTGCTGTCCAAGCTGAAAATGATGAAAGCAAGTTTTCTCACAAGCTCCCAGTGCGGATAAATGAGGCAACTTACTACATAATGCTGACTCAATCATAAGGGAGTATAAAAATAGGTAAAGTCATAAATAGTGTTAGAGTAGAAATAGAAGTATCCATAGGAGAATAAATGCCGTTCCCTTATACATTCCCAATAACTTTTGATACAGGTTACTTTATAGAAGCCGACTGGAATAATGACGGTGACTTTGTAGATGCTTATGATGATTTAACTATCAATACTAAGTCAGTTCATTTCTCACGTGGCAAATCAGACGAACTAGGCAAAGCAGACGTTGGGCAACTTTCAATTACACTAAATAACGCCGATGGTTTATATACCCCGTCAAATTCTGGTGGTTCATTATATGGTTCGCTTCTACCCAAGCGGCCTATAAAAGTTTATCATTCTTCGGGCGGGACTGGCTATCCTTTATTTTATGGGTTCATAGAGGAAATAATCCCTCATCCTCATAAAACAGAACAAGATTGTATAATTAATGCAACGGATGGATTGGACTTTCTATCAAGGCATGATATGTCTACAGCCCTTTACAAAGACGCTTATACTGGAACTATACACGGATATATATTAGATGATGCAGGATGGTCTGCTACTATGAGAACCTTAGACACAGGGCAGGATACAGTCCCTTATTGGTATGGGCATGATGTAAAAGCCAGGTTTGCTCAAACAGAAATAGACGATAATGAGCAAGGGTTTTCTTATGTAGACGGGTCTGGGTATTTCAACTTCGAGGACAGACACCACCGTTCAACCTCTACGCATCAGACTTCACAAGCTACTTTTGATAATACGATGTCTAATATAGACTATAATCTCAACCCAAAGAATGTTTACAACCAAATAAAGGTTACTGTTACCCCTTGGGAATTGCAAAGTTCCGCTACTTTATGGACTTTAGAGGATACCCCGTCAATCCCTGCTGGTGAGACAAGAACATGGTGGGCTGATGCTTCAGTAAGTGGGGAATCAGTATTTGTAGACGCATGGTCAGATATAAATGACGGTGACACGGACATGACCGCTAACTCACAATCAGATGGCGGCGGAACGGATATGACCTCTGATATTTCCGTAACTGAGTCTAAATTCGCCAAGACAATGAAAATCCAGTTAGAAAATACCGCCTCTGTTCCTGCTTATATTACACTTTTACAGGCCAGGGGAGCTTACTATGATGATAAAACTAAAGTAACTTTAAAGGCAGAAGATTCCACTTCCCAAGACGACTACCAGAAAAGGACACTCCCAATAGATGGTAAATATATGGCTGATACTGATAAAGCACAAGACCTTTCGGATTATGCCATAGGAAAATACAAAAACCCTAGAGCTGAACTTTCAATGAGTGCTATGAATCAGGATTCAACTATATTGGCTAAGATTTTAGCTTTAGAAATATCAGATAGAATCACGGTAGATAATGACACATTAGATATAGATGATGATTACTTTATTGATTATATGGAGCATGACATTTCTATGAGTGGTAAATTACATACTGTGAATTATCGTTTAAGTGACACGATTAATGAGGACTTTTGGTGCCTGGATTACAGTGCTTTGGCAAGTTCAAGTCTAGAAGGTCAGACTAAACTAGGGTATTAAGGAGTTTAAATGGGATACATCTCAGGGGTAAACCGTAGTGTTGAAACAGGTGATACCTACTTTAACGAGATAAGCAAAGAAAATATCTCTGGCAGAAAACTAGCAGTAAGGTTTCTCAAGAGAGATAGGATACTTAATCTACCTGTGTTAGATGCTAAACCCTTAGAGGCTCGGATAGAGTTTGCACGTTATATTGTAGATTGTCCCAACTGTAATTCCGCTGAGTATGCCTTTGAAGATAAGCTATTCTTTTGTTCACAGTGCTTAAATTCAGATATTCAGGGTAAGGCTCGTAAGGTAAAGATGCCTAAAGATAGAAAGAAGATTGAGACTATTCTAGGGAAGCGACCTATCAAAAACAGACATTGGTTTCCTACTGAGACCATAGAAGATTTAGAGAATGAAAATATCTCTCACGATTTGGAGGTGATATAAATGGGATGGTCTACGCCAGCCACGTGGGTTGCAGGAACCGTGGTCACAGCCTCGGATATGAATACCTATATCCGAGATAATCAAAGGTATCTTAAAGGCATTGGACAAGTTCCTACAATAGAATCAGGACTTACGATAGACAATTCAGATGGTGACGAACGGCTACTTTTACCCCTATTATCAACTGCTGAATGTACCACTGTTTTAAATGCCGAAGGGGAAGTAGCATTTGATGAACAGACCCACCAGATGAAAGAATATGACGGGACTGCGGTTAGGGCTTTAATAAGTGAAGCTGACGTAGATGACACGCCTGTTAATGGAGCTACTACTGTCCCGGTAAGTTCTAACTGGGCTTATGACCATGTAGCTGCTGCCGACCCACATACTGGATATGTTTTGGAATCATTACTTGATGCAGCGGGGGATATATATTATGCTACAGCAGATAATACCCCTGCACGATTAGCTATAGGAACAGCTAACCAATTACTTAGAACTAATGCAGGAGCTACCGCCCCTGAATGGGCTTCAATTGGTATGGTATCCAGTTCGGGGAGTTATGTAGGCAATGATGCTCAAAATAGAGCAATACCTCATGGGCTAAGTGTTACACCTAAAATTGTTTTTATCCATGTTGCTGGTGCTTTACGTTTAGCCTTCAATATAAGTGGGTCAAATCTAATTTCAGCCAATAGTGCTGCCGGTGCATGGGTGGCAACTACGGTCACGACATGGACTTCTACCAACTTCTACGTTGGAGACGCTGGGTCTACCATAGATGGAGCTAATCAATCTGGTAATACATGGCTTTGGGTAGCCATAGGATAATTTGTTCTATTGCAATGCAGCTTTATCTATATCACCCTCTACCTTCAGATAGCCAAGTGCTGTGACGATAATTATAACAGCACCCGCAATAGCTTCAACTTGTCCAGCAGTAGAGGCACCCCAAATGAGGGTTACAATTCCTACTACTTGCCCAATTATTGCTACCCAAAATTTCCGTGAAGTCCATTTAGACATATTTCCTCCTTATTGAATTACCCTATCACAATTATAATTTTTACTCATGTCATTCATTTCAAATACTTCTCCCGTTTGTGGTTCTATAAGTATCCTCCTATCCTCTATTCTGGCCTCATTAAATGCATGATAACCCATAGGGGTCATACCTAAGGCTATACCGAAATCATTTATCCCAAACTCGGCACTCATTAAACCTTTCATAAGAATAGCGAAGTCATCACAGTCCATAATAGCGGTTTGATACTTTGGGAAGGGGTAAACCTTTCTACAGTAAGAAACCGCTTCTTTTATGCCCCATAGTGTAGTGTAATAGTAAGGGCTACCAGTATCAAATAACCCCATCGGAACAGTAATTTTGAGGTCGTCTAGTTCCTTTTGAACCAGATGATGGGTAATCTCATAAAAAGTAATATCGGGTTTAGTAGTAGCTATTGGTGATTGCAATTTACACATTTATCCACTCCTCCCATATTTCAGGTTCCATAACTTTATCTGCTAAACCATAATTTATACATTCTTGTGGGTCTAGCCAGAAGTCCCTGTCTATATCTATAAGTATTTCATCTCGGCTCTTTTTAACTCCTGCCTCTGTGAGTATATCTACAATTTTATTCTGATAGCTTACCATTAACTTATGCTGTATGGCATAATCTTTATAATCACCACTCATTGCCCCAGTAGCTAAATGAAGCATAGTCTTAGCATGAGGGAATAAATACCGTTCCTTACCTGATGCTAATATGAGACAAGCTGCTGATGCACAATAACGGCCTATTGTAATCACCGGCGATTGGATTAGTTTCATAGTATCTATAAAAAGAAAGGTAGTATCCAAATCACCACCAGGGGAAGTAATAACTATCTTTATAGGCTCATGAGAAAGTGAATCAAGAGCTAATAAAAGATTCTGAGAGTCCATTTCACCAGAGATAACACCACTTAAAAACAAGATACGATGTTCTTGAGTCATGTGTTCACGATAGCCAACCATTTCAGCGTCAGCTACCAATTTATCTACATCTCCTATTCTAGCTATTCTTGGGTAGAGCATCATGCCTCCAATCATCTAATTTCTTACATACATAGGAACATACCAAGATACATAAAGGTAATTCTATAATCAAATGTTCCCACATCATTTTAGTCTCAATTCTTGTATGTTTTTTATACTACCCTTAGGAATAGATAGTTTGGCAAACCTTAACCCAAGGTCACTATAAGCCATTGTCAAGGTAAGTTGGGTGTCATCTTCTGATTTATAATATCCCATAGCCGTAGCTAAAGCTAAATCGTCTTTAGTCTCACTTTCCCACCCATGCATGAAGCTGCTATCATAAAACTTTACTTCTAATCTTTTCATTAATTTCCCTCTCAATAATTTTTCTAAAAAACCTTAATTCTCGTTCGGTTTGTTCATCTCTTAGCATATAAGGGCACTTTTCCCTATCAACTATTGCTTGACACTCCAAGCAATCAAATGGTTTATTTGTTATAGGGCAAATAGCTTTTCTCATCTCTATCTATTTTACCATAAAATTCCAGTGATGTCAAATTCAAATTGTGTTTCACCGTAAGGAATATTTTGTTGGAATTTATAAAATATTGGCTCTGCTCCCCTATACCCAAGTGATTCTTGTCTGATACCACATAGTTTACATACCCCAATTAAAGTTTTGCCACCAAGATTGTAGTTTTCTCGCTTGTCCTCTGGATACTTAAAAACATGCTCGCACATAATCTCTTACCTCTTCCCAATTTTTCATTCGGATAAGTTGACCTGTAATATTATGGCATCTTTGATTCCAAGGCTGGCTAAATAAGAGTTTTACTTTACTATCTGTTGCCATTAGTTTAGAGGGGGAATCATCTATATGGACATCATAAGAACCTTGCCCACCATCTATCCCTGAGAAGGGAATTTGCCAATCTACTAACCATTTAGCAAGTCCTTCATACCCCATATATTTAATCCTGTTGGAATAAATCACCAATTCATAGCTTTTAGATTTCCATTCCTTTAGAGTCTTAATAGCATCCTTAACAAAATTTGGCTTGCCATATACCTGCTCTTTAAACATAGTATTTATCAAGGCAGGGGCTACCCCTAAAACATCTGCTAAATCGTAGGCAAATATCATCTGTGCTGAAAGGTCTATCCCAAAGAAGTTTTTGACCAAAAGCGGAAAATCATACATTACAATACAACCATCCAAATCTAAACACAAGCGTTTTGGTTTTTGTCCATCAGTCATTATTTCTCCTTAATTCCATTTCTTTCTTAAGATTACAATTTGCGCACAAGGTTTGATAGCCTTCAGGATAATTTTTGCAGTGCAATATCCGATGTATATCTTTACGTGGAGTTCCTCTGCGTTCTTTTGTCCCACCACCGTTTATGTGGTCAAGACAAAGCACATCAATATCATCTATCCCACATCTTACACAATGAGGGATACCACCACCAGAGTAATGAGATAACGCCTTTACTTTCAAAGTCATATATTGTTCTTTGCGTTTAAATATTATATTTGCTTTATTCTTTTGAAAATATTCCATCCCATATTTTCTATGCTTCTCTTGGTATACTTGATTATTTGAAGCCCAGTCTCTAGCACTTTTATCTGAACATTGTTTACACCAAAGCATCTTCCCATCTTTGCTAGATTTCTGGTTATAGAAGCTATCTATAGGCTTGCTTTCGCCACATTTTTTACAATACTTATATCCTATGGGGACTTCAACCTTCATCATATTATAGGGAATTGGGTCATGTCCATTGTTTGCGCACTTTTTACATCTACTTGACAAACCATCTTTATGACTTTTATCTTTATAGAAATTATCTACTGCCTTATATTCCCCACATTTACTACACCGTTTTTCAATATCATAGCCAATATTCATAATATATCCCTCCACTTATATTATACCACATCGGTGCAGTAAAAGTCAAC